TGCGGAATTTTGTTCAGATTTAACAATTGAGCAACTTGATCATCAATCTGATGCAACCATAAAATCTGTTCAACTAGTTAATGCATGGCCTGTTGTGGTTGGACCAATTGTGCTTGATTCCGCAGCAGCAAATACATTAACACAATTCCAAGTAACTGTCGCATATAGTCATTACACAAATCCAATCGCGTTTAGTTCAATAACTCCTTAAAGGATTAAGAAAGTTCTTATATTATGGCATTACCTGATATATTTGGGTTTAGTTTTGGTAAAAAGAAGGAGCAGGAACCTAATCTAGAATCAACCCAGATTCCAGTAACACCTGAGCCTTACGACGGAACTTATACATTTGAAACCGGAGGAGTCTTTGGTACATCCATCGACTTCTCCGGTTCTATTAAGGACGAGAATCAATTAATAAACCAATATAGAGGAATGGCGCTACACCCAGAGGTGGATGCCGCTGTAGAGGATATAGTTAATGAATCTATTGTTTCTGGTGAAGACAGAAAACCAATCAAACTAAATCTGGATTATGTCAATCTACCAGACACAATTAAGACAAAACTATATTTTGAATACAATCAAATATTAAAACTTTTAGACTTTACAAATAAATCACACGAAATTTTTAGAAGATGGTATATCGATAGCAAAATTTATTATTATAAGGAAATAGATAAACAAAACCCACAAAAGGGATTGGTTTCCTTAATTCCAATTGATCCGGTAAAGATCAAAAAAGTAAGAAAGATTGAAAAAGAAAGATCAAGAGTAGCAAATGGTCAAATTATACCATTTGTAAAAAAGATCGAAGAGTATTATGTTTATACAGACACCGACAAGGAAGCACTATATCCAACTACACCAACTGGGTATAAATTTAGCGTAGATTCGATTTCTTATTGTCATTCTGGAATTGTTGATGCTGTAACAAAACGAGTAGTTGGATATTTGCAAAAAGCAATTCGTCCATTGAACATGTTACGGCAAATTGAAGATGCCGTTGTAATCTATAGAATATCTCGCGCACCTGAACGTAGAATTTTCTACGTCGATGTCGGTAATTTACCAAAGCAAAAAGCCGAGCAATATCTTAGAGAGATAATGAATCGGTATCGCAACAAATTAACTTATGATTCTGCTACCGGACAAATAAGAGATGACAGAAACCATCTTCATATGTTAGAAGATTTCTGGATGCCTAGAAGAGAAGGTGGTCGTGGTACTGAAATTACCACTCTAGATGGTGGTCAAAACTTGGGAGAAATGGAAGACGTTCTATATCTCCAAAAGAAACTTTACAGAGCACTAAACGTTCCTATCTCTCGTCTTGAATCTGAAACAGGATTCAATATGGGTAGATCAGCAGAAATAACAAGAGATGAAGTTAAGTTCTATAAGTTTATAGAAAGACTTCGTTTGAAATTTGCATCTCTGCTAACAGATCTTCTGAAGACACAAGTTATTCTCAAGGGAATAATGACAGAGGAAGAATGGAATAAAGTTCAACAAGATATTGCATTTAAATTCAATAAAGATTCATATTTTAACGAACTAAAAGAAAATGACATACTTCGTGACCGCTTAGAGATGCTAAATAATCTGTCGGTGTTTGTTGGAAGATATTACTCAGATGAATTCATCCGAAAGAATATCCTAAAGCAAACAGACGAAGAGATTATTGAAATTAACGGTCAGATTGCTAAAGAACAGCAAGAAGCCTTAATTAAAACTGTGGAACAACAACAACAGATGTTGGCTTTGGGACTTCAACCACAACCAGAAGAAGGCGAACAGCAACAATGACTCTTAGACCAGAATTCACCGCACTCATCTCTGAAGACAAAGAAGCATTTAAAAACGAATTGACTTCTTTGATTCAAGATAAGTTAACTGAAAAGATGGGTGAATTATATGTCAAAGAATGTGCATTGCTGTTTGAAAAGACTAAAGTTTTACCAAAGAAAAAAGAAGAAAAAGTACAAATTCAAGAAAGCACAGCAGTTGTTTATATGCCAATTGACGAGATTAATAACGCTATAAACACCAATAGAACTAACTGGATGGTTGCTAAGGATGGTTCTCAACTTGAAGTAACCCCACAAATGGCAAAATATTTGGCAGAACTTTACAAAACTCTAAATAATTCACATAAGGACAAGTTAGTAAACCTCATTCTTGAATCCGATCATGGATTTAAGAAAGCAGTAAAAACTGCGGAAAAGTTATACCGGAGATAAAAATGGACACCAATAACCTAATCAAAAGCGTAATTCAAGAAAACATCGTAGAAACCAAAAAGATCGCCCACGAACTTCTTATGCAGAAGTTATCGGAAAGACTTCAATCGAAGTTTGATGAATACGCTCCCGCCACTTTCCTAGACGAGTCTGAGGAGGTTGAAGAACAACCAGATTCAGTAGAAGTAGAAAATGAATCAGAAGAGATCGATGAAGAAATCAATTCTCGTCGTGCTGAACTAGCCTCTTTGTTGGAAAAGAAAAAGCACAAGAAAGAAAAAGAGGAAGAGGAAGAGGACGAAGAAGAGGAAGAAGACGAGAAAGAGAAGGAAATGGGTGAGTATGGACATGATGACGATAAAATGGGTGAAGACGGACTTGTTTATGAGGACGAGTGTGAAGACTGCAAAGAACAAGAAAACGATGCAGAAGAAATGAACAAAAAAGCCTTTGGTATCGCTGAGGGACTTGTTGGTAAACAACACAAACTAGACGTTGCTAAACCAAAGGGAAAACTTACTTCTGCTGATTTCAAGGCATTAAGAAGTAAAAGAAAAGGAAAGAAAAATTAATGAAACTCATTACAGAAACAGTAGAAGATATTAATTACCTCGTAGAAGGCACAGGTGATAAAAAGTCCCTCTTTATTGAGGGAGTCTTTATGGTTTCTGATGAGGTAAATCGAAACGGTAGAGTCTATCCATATGATACTCTAAACAAAGAGGTTGGAAGATACATTACCGAATTCGTACACTGCAATCGTGCCTTTGGTGAACTTGGACACCCATCGGGTCCAACTGTTAACTTGGATAGAGTTAGCCATAGAATCATTATGTTAGAGTTCCGTAAGAACAAAGTTTACGGAAAGGCTAAAATAATGGAAAATACTCCAATGGGTAAAATTGCCTATGAATTAATTAACGAGGGAGCAAAACTTGGAGTTAGTTCTAGAGCAATGGGTTCATTGGTTGAACAAAATGGAAAGAAAATAGTTCAAGGTGATTTGATGCTTTCTGCTGTTGACATCGTTGCAGATCCATCTGCGCCCGGTGCATTTGTCAATGGAATCATGGAAGGCAAAGAATGGGTTTGGAACAATGGATCTTGGTTGGAAAAAGATCTAATTGAAGCCAAAAACATGATTAAGAAAACATCATCAAAGAATCTAGAGAAAAAAGCATTAACCCTGTTTGAGACATTTATCAAAAATCTTTAATGCTTCGTTTTTCAAAATACATTTCTGAACAGCCTACCTCTGGTACAGAGGCGGCCGCGTCGGCCAGAGCAAGAACATCTGGAGATGCTGATATCGATCCTGGCCCATATTCTCCAGAAGCGCTGACAAGGAGATTACAAGATATCAGAAGTGGTAGATTTGTACCAAACCCAAATTTGTCCTATGTACAGAGATCATTTATGGAACCAAATCCACGCGATCCCCAAGATCGCAGGACTGGTAGTGTACTAATTGATCCAACAGAAAACCCAACTTTTTTTAATAACAACCCATTAGTAAATACAACAAATTTAGGCAGATCAGTAAATGCTGGTTTATTAGATGCTTCTAGTTTGGGAAGAAATACCTCTATTTGGTCGGCATTAGGAAGAGAAGGAAGAACTCCTACCCAATTTGCTGTTCCTCAAACAGTCGGATTCGGAATTAGTAGTATTGGCCCAAGAGCACAAAATAGACAAGCCGCTGCTACACGACTAGGACAAATTCAAACATCAAGAGGAATGGGTATAATGGACACCCTACTTGGTGCTGTTGCTTCTTCGATGCAAAGACAAGACATTAAAGCAAGAAAATTTGGAGCGAGCGACAGAGCAATAGGTCTTGCACAAGCAGCAGTTAATACTGTCGGGCAGAGTAAAATAGCCCAACCACTTGGTGCTTTAGCAGGACGATTAGGCAGAATTCAACAAAGAGTTGCTGGTGCTATTCGTCCTAGTTATGGAGTGGCCACACCCACAACTCCATCAGACGAAGCACAAAGACAGCAAGTACTACAAGGTGCTGCGATGAACGATATTCGTCGTAGACAAGAACAAGCCGGTTTGCCTACCTCCGCACAATTAGCACAAACAAGAGCAGCAGGAATTAGAGCATCAGCATTTGAAACCCCAGAACAAATAAGGGCAAGAATGTCAGGACGAACAACTACATTATCACCACAAACAATTGCTAGAGTGGGAGCAGCAGCAACCACTGTCGGAGCAAATCGAATAGTTCCAAATTAACTGTGACCATCAATACGGGCTCAAAAAACAACTTTTAATAAATATCAATAGTTCTAAAAAGGACAGGAAACTTATGGAAAAAAAATCAATGCCAACACATGCCGCTAATGGTGCAGCCCCAATGACTGCCGACGGCAAAACAGTACAATGGGACCCCTTCCAAAACTGGGATTCCGATGGTGCAAGAAATCAAGCAACCCTAAGACCCGCTAGTGTTCCACCAGGACCAGGCGGAGAAGCAGCCCCACAAGGTGCTGAAAAGGAAGAGAAGAAAAAGGAATCAATGGAAGAACATTTGAATGCTCTATTCAATGGTGAAACTCTCACCGAAGAATTCATGAACAAAGCAAAGACTATCTTTGAGGCCGCCGTTAACGAGCGCGTCAGTGAATTCAAGGAAGAAGTTCTAGCAGAAGCAGCAAACGTAGTTCAAGAGGAAGTCGAAAAGGCTGTTTCAGAACTTTCAGAGAGACTTGATGATTACCTCGGTTACGTTGTAGAGGAATGGATGGAAGAGAACAAACTAGCAGTAGAGAACGGCATTCGCACAGAAATCGCCGAAAACTTCATGGCTGGTCTGAAGGAACTCTTCGAATCACACTACATCGAAGTACCAGAGGAGAAGTACGATGTAATCGACGGACTCTTTGCCGAAAACGAGGAACTAGAATCAAACCTCAACGAGCAAATTCAAAAGAACATCGATCTCGAAAAAGAACTACTTGCTTATCAAGCAGGACAAGTTTTCTCACAAGTTGCTGATGGACTCAGCGATGTTGAAGTCGAGAAGTTCTCTTCTCTAGCCGAAGGTGTCGAATTCGAAAACCTAGAGCAATATGCAGAGAAACTTAACGTTCTCAAAGAAAATTACTTTGTAAACGCCCCAACCGTAAATAACCTCGTAGAAGAAACAACTGACAAGAAGATTGCACCAGAAACAGGCTCAAGCATGGGCGTTTACTTGAGCACTCTGGATCGTCTTGCCAAACAAAACAAACTCTAATTTCTAAACACAAACACTAAGGAGAATATAGAAATGGATTTTTCAACAAACTCATCATACGATGTGCTAACCGAGAAGTGGGAACCCCTACTTGCTCACGAAGCACTTCCACAAATCGGAGACAGCTACCGTAAGAAGGTAACTGCTGTCCTCTTAGAGAACCAAGAAAAGGCTCTCCGAGAGCAATATCTAACCGAGGCTCCAGCCAACGCCATGAGCGGTGGTGGTTTCTCTGTTTCACAGGCTGCTGGTAGCGCAAACGCCAACCTTGCTGGTTATGATCCAATCCTAATCAGCCTCGTTCGTCGTTCTATGCCAAACCTCATTGCTTATGATATCGCCGGCGTTCAACCAATGACCGCTCCAACAGGCCTTATCTTTGCAATGCGTAGCAGATACGACGCCCAGAATGGTGCAGAAGCGCTCTTCGGTGAGGCTTATGCTAAGTTCGGTGGTTCAGGTAACACATCAAACGGAGCAGCATTCTCTGCAACTGGTGGTATCGATCCAGTAGGTGCTACTGCCGGCGATCCTCTTGGCGTTCGTGGAACAACCTTTGATGTTAATGCATTCCGTGGTCTTCTCACAGGAGTTGCAGAAGATCTAGGTGGTTCTGGTTCGCTTCCATTCCGCGAGATGGCATTCAGCATTGAGCGTATTGCTGTAGAAGCAAAGACTCGCGCTCTAAAGGCTGAGTACACCACAGAACTCGCACAAGACCTTAAGGCTGTTCACGGTCTTGACGCTGAAGGCGAACTCGCCAACATTCTCAGCACCGAGATTCTAAACGAAATCAACCGTGAGTTGATTACAACCATCTACCGTGTTTCTAAGTCTGGTTGCCAACAAGGTGATCTAAGCACCCCAGGTCGTTACAACCTCAACACCGACTCAGATGGTCGTTGGTCTGCTGAAAGATTCCGTGGCCTCATGTTCCAAATCGAGCGTGAGTGCAACGTAATTGCTAAGGAGACTCGTCGTGGTAAGGGTAACTTCATCGTCTGCTCAAGCGACGTTGCAAGCGCCCTCACAATGGGTGGATTCCTCAACCTCGCTCCAGCAATGACTGCTCAACTTGACGTTGATGACACCGGCAACACCTTTGCTGGCGTTCTAAACAACCGCGTCAAGGTTTATATCGATCCATATGCTAAGTTGGGAGTTAACTTCTGTGTAGTAGGATACCGTGGTACATCTCCATACGATGCCGGTATATTCTACTGCCCATACGTCCCACTACAAATGGTAAGAGCCGTTGATCAGAACACCTTCCAACCAAAGATCGGGTTTAAGACTCGTTACGGAATGGTGGCCAACCCATTCGCTGAGAGCACAAACATCAACGCTCTCGGTGGCAACCAATATTACCGCATCTTCCGCATAGATGACCTCCACGGTAACACTGGTTTCGGACTCTGATAATTAGTTAACAGGGGAGAAGGATTGGGGGGAGTCGAAAGACTCCCCCCTTTCTGTTTAAATAAATACTAGTATGGCGACAAAACCAGATATAGATTTTGTATCAAATATAAGTAGACCAAGTAATCACAATTACTTAAGTAGTAACTTTTTTAGGTTGTCAATAGGCAGAGCACCAACTGTTGCGTATTTTGCACAACAAGTATCTCTTCCATCCATATCCTTATTGGGATTAGAGCAGCCAACTACTTTGAGCACTACCGTAAAACTGCCAGGAAACAGTTATCAGTTTT